TCAATATAAACAACTACGAATACGTAAAGTCGCAATCTAATTATTACGTTTATAAAAATAAGTACACGGGTGATTTGCACAAATTTTCAAATTTATTGTATGAAGAAAGCCCTAAATACATAATAGTTTGGTAATGATGAATGGTTACGAGCAAGTTTCCAGTAATTACAGTACCGCCGACGAAAATATTAATATGAAGATGGCCGAAAAAAGAAAACTTAGCGACGACGTTAATAAAACAATCAGCGCTACTAGACAAAAAAAACTTACTTTACCCAAGAAATTTGAAGTAACCGTTCCTCAACTAACCGGAACAAAGATTGACAACGCTAATACAATAGAGTTTTACGCAAAAAACAATTTAAATCTTAGTTTTACAGCTATTTTGAAACCATATAATAACATATCCTATTACCCTTTTGCGGCACTATTGTACAACAACGGTATGAGAGGTTTAATTTTTGATAAATGTTGCCAAATTATAGTCATCTATTACGAAAGATGGTTGGAATTGATACCAAGAATAGACATGACCCAAAACGAGCTGCACGTAATAAATCAATCCGTCTACCAGTTGGTTAAATTCATGCTGTCATCGGAAAAAATAAACAGCGAAAATATGTATTTTAATTTACCAAACACCGTCATAAAAGACAAGAACGTGCACAACGTTGTTATGCTCAATCAATTATACCTAATGTCTTTATACAGATTACGTTTAGCTACTTAAACATGGCAAAATTTAGCTCTTCGTCCACATACTTTGCAATCAACGTATCCTTTATAGTGTTTGTAAATTCATTAACTTTATTGTCATTTTTTTCCTCAATAATGTAAGCTTTGCTGCGTTTTATAAACTCCCTGGCATCCTCGTCGCTCTCGAAGGGGTACGTATGTCTATACATAATGTCTCGTTTGTAGGGGTCTTTTTTTAAAAATTTTAAATGACAATCCATACAAAACAAATGCTCCAGATCCGCCATGCCCGTAGACGTGATATTAATCACGCCCTTGTGATTTTCGTCTATCGCGCTGCAGCATATCGCACACTCTAAATATTCAAATTGAGAATTGATGATGTTTTCAATATCCTCCTTAGTGCAAGACAGTTTAAAAGTGCTCACCAAACAAGCCATACTTATTTATTTTATTCTATTCACTACTGTCGCTGCCGAAAATTGTTACACAGAATTATCTAATCTGACCCTCAATATTGTATCCTGCGCATGTCAAATTGTACAAACTATACTGATTCTGTTTTTAGGTTATAAAAGCATATTGAAATAAAAACAACATTTATTTAAAAGGTCAACATTTTTATTTTAAAATCGACACAATCGAAAATGTCATCAAACAGTTTATACAGTAAATGATTTTTCAAAGAATCGGGAACGTGCTGGATCGGCGGGACAAAACATCGTTTCAACAGCGTCAAATTGTCACCATACTTTCGATGAACCGCTTCTATGACGTCATTAACACACTCTAGGTGCTCCACGATCGTCACGTAAAATACAGTTTTCTGAGGAAACACCAGTCTGCCGTCGCTTCCGATAGTAAAATTTTCACATGCACACACCACCAGGCTAGTGATCGCCTTCATCTTCACGTCAACGTGGTTAGATATCACCTTTTTGATTACCGCATCAGAGCACACGGTCGAGTAATCGTATTTCGTGTGTCCGAGCAGCACGGTGTTTGGATAGTTTTGTTTTAAAACATTGAGAAACTTGTCGATGTGATCCTCGATCAACACAACGTACCCGATATCGGGATTCACCGACGGATTCTTGGCAGTCAATTTTGCTGTTCCGTCGTTTTGACGCTCAATTGCAAACCCCTCACCGTTCAGCATGTACACGACGTTTCGCAGCGACATTTTACTCTTTGTTGTCGATTTCAACGATTATATTAAATTTTTTGTCACCGTCAAAAACGACCAAACCGATCTCTTTCAGTGTAGCGTCTTCAACGCCAACAGTCGCCTTCCCATCGGTGGCTCTGCTCGCAAAATAAACGTTCTCCTCGTCTCTGTATGTCAAATGACAATGGTACTCTAACGGGCTCCTGAATCCGCTGATTTCGATGCGATCGATATAAGATATGCCTCTAAATTTAGCGACGTACTTGCCGTGCTCGATCACGAGCTGATATTGCTTGTACTGGCCACCGTATTTGGTGATGACCTTAACGTGATAGTTGAGAAGCTGTTCGATGGCGTACATTTTGTGATATCGATTCGATATTGCGACGCAATAAATACCCGACGTGGGTGGGGTGATACGCCGCAATCTAATATTCGATTAATCGTTATCTTTTTTTAGTACAATGGGTATTATTGAGGATTTCAATAAGCTTTATCGTTATCTCGAATCGTTCGATTTAAAATTTCTACTATCGTGTCAGAGCAGTGTAGTCATTACGTCACTTAAACAGTTGCAGGATAGAAAAACCTATTTTTGTTGCGCCGTTAGAGAGAGTAAATGCATCTTGCACAATTGTGTGGTGGTTGTCATCGGCACTTATCTGGACAAGGTATTCAGAAACAATGAACCCGATCACGGGTTCACGGGAACATTCATTATAGACGGTAGGCATTTTTCGTTTCCAAACATTCTCATGAACAACAACATTTTATTGCACAATTTTTTTGATAAACAGTATGCTCGCAACAAAAATCTCAGGCGCATGTTTCTCTACGGTAATTACGACGACGATAAAATTATAAACAGAGCCATACAGCTAGTGTACGACAGGGGCGAGGACATTCTGTACGTGCGAGACGTGTACGCTAAGGATTACGTGGTAGATAGCGGTATAAACAGCGTTTTCAGACAGTATCTCAGATGTAGCGGCAAGTGGAAAAATATGGATTTTGTTTTCGATTTCGACGACTACAACGACATTTTTGATAAACTCAAACGCATCATGAGCATAGATATAAATTATCAAATAGACTCGTTGTCCAATAAAATTATTTACAAACACTCGTATCTTTTGAAAATAACTTATGATAACTTGCTAAACATTATAGACGAAGATAACAATAAAAAAACTATCGCTTTTCCGGCGGAGAGCAAAAAAATACACGACAGCATCATAGCCGGAAAACTGATACAGTCGGTGTCCAAAACTCTGTGTAAACAAAAAAAGTACGACCAGGATTTTAATTCAAACAATAACAATTTGGAAGTGTTTCCCTTGGACCACCGCATCGGGAACGAGGTTCTCCGCATTGTCAACGAAAATTTACAACAGGACATGCTGAAACACACCTCGGATTACGTCAAATTTATAGACAGTTTCTTTCATGGAGAAATGACTGTGGCTGGTAAAAAGTTTTTCGTTTGCCACAATGTTGTGCTAATAGACGTAGATTACACGCTGGTCAGTGACCTATTTAAAAAGGCGATAGAGTCTAATCTATTTTTTAAAACTTGTAAACACAACAACGTATATTTAATTTCTTTCAACAACAGACCTACTAATTTGTATTGCGATAAAGACGATGTTTGTAAAATTTACTATCTAATGAAACGAAATTTTTCGCCCGTCGAAATAAAACTGACTAAAGATATATTATTCATCAATCACCACGAGGGTATGATTACTCTGAAAAAAACCGTTAAAATTTGCGACAAAATAATGATTAACACGTTACAGACGCCCTTTGAATATCACAACTCTGAAAGTATAGTCAGAAATTTCAAAATGTTGAATTTTGTAGACGAGCACGACGACACCACCTCCTTGATGTCGACCATGATCAGAACCTATTACAATGGTTATTTACAAATATTCAACACCGTGCCGGTCGCCAAACTGATCGTTAGTCTGACAAATCTGAAAAACGGTATGGTGGTGCAGTGTCCGACCAAAATAGATAATTACGATTATTTACCGCTGGGCAACAGCGTCAGCGTCGATCCGAAATTAATGTTTAATAATCGCATGTTTTATCTTTGGACTTTGGTTAGAGATAGCAATTTAAAAACGGCCGAAGACCCCTACATTCCGCACTCGAATTTACCGATAAGAATTTATCATAATAAGCTTCACAAACTCAAGGGTAAATTGGAAACGGACCACAACGCGTCTTCCGTGATTTACAAAAATTCTTATCGTAACAACATTATCGACGTCGAGGGCGATAACAGATTGTGTCTTTTCGGAGTTTTGTTAAGTTTCAATAAAATAAACTGGAATCATGATGGAAAAAAATACAAAATCGAGTATTGCATGAGCAAAGGCCATCACGTCTACAAAATTTATTTATATTTTAGAAAATTATTCGGACAACTGGTAGAACGGGTCCACAGCGAGTGTCAAATAGAGGACGGACACGTGCACCTAAAAATCTGTCTCGTATACAGCGTATCCAATTTGACCGGATTGAAAATATGCGGTATTCACGGACAAAAGGGTGTGCTGAACGAGTCCGAAGACCTCACCATGTACACGGCCGACGACGACGAAACGGTTCACGCTCAGATATGTTTATCTCCCATATCTTACATATCAAGGCAGACCAACTTTGACGGTATTGAACACAAGTACTGCACTATAAAAGATAAAAAATATCCTTTAATCAAGATTCCGTACATGTTCTTCAACAACACGCCAGACAACATTTACAAAGAGTTTATAGGCAAAAACATTACCGGTTACGAAAAAATCGAAGGCACTAGACTGGACCAATGGAGCATCAACCAGAGTTTCATCGGTAATCGACTGTCCGAAAGTCTACATTGTGTTCGTAATGGTAACAATACCCTCAACGAATCCGGACAATACAAAATCTTTAAAAGTCTAGTGCACTGCAACAACATCATAATAGATAATTGAAAACGTCGATTAGCAGAAATAATTGCAATATAATACAATTTATTAATACAAGTTTAAATGCTCATTTTATTACTGTTACACCTTGTATATGGTGTGTTTCCGCCGCCCACTCTATTAAGATACACCGACCAGCTAGTGGTGGGGCCGCAAGTGTACAACATATTTTTATCGCACGGCGATAAAAACGTGATACACACACCCAAACCCAACGGCGACCGTTTATTTCTATCGGCCATTACGCCACCGACGCCGATGGTGCTCTACACCGTCAATCACGGCTACATAATAAAAAACGACATATTCAACGATATCCTATGCCTAAACAGCGATTCCATATTTAGAATGCTATCCTACCCTTCTACAACAGATTTGCCTAATGCTTGTATTCTATCGATAGAGAGCGTAGAAAATCACACAAAGACCAATCCACCTCTCACATACTCGTTGATAAACAACACTCTCTGTGTCAATAGCTCAGATATCGATATAGACACCACCTTCTACATTAGCAATAATGACAATTATTTAATTGTAGACGAAAACATCCTATCGGCCACTCCCATTAAATCTTTAGCTACCAATTTTACCGTTAAACACACACCGTGCATAACGTCGAGAGAAAAGCCAGAAAAAAATTTTTTATGTAGGTTAGAAAATAAAAGAGTAGACTCCTGTCCTACAGCAGATAAATTTGTCAACAAACACAACGATTGGAAAAATAAAATAATACAACAAATTAATTATAAAAAACCTTTATTAACCGTCAATAACATCCCTCCACCAATATGGTGCCCGTACATAAACATATTGTGCAAAAATTATTCAAACGTTAACAGAGCAATCATTCCAATGACAATCTTTCCAAGTTTTTATACACTTGCACGGTTTCGCGCATTTCTATGATGGAACTATCAGGTATTTTATTCACCAACTTTAAGCCGTCACAATGCGTCACCCTGCTCAACGCCACATACGCCTGCCCCTCGACGAACGTCCGTTCCGGATAAACAATCAGATTCTTTAGCGTCATACCTTGAGCTTTGTGTATGGTCACCGCCCAGGCTTGGCAAATGGTCAGACCGGTCACACATTTCATTGTGTGGTAATTGCTGGTTTCGAAATTAATCGTCATCTGACACACGTCAAATTTTTGACCGTCACACTCTCTCTGGAATGTCAATTTCTCATCATCGATGCTCACAATCTCACCAATATCACCGTTGCAGAGAGTCGTCGTAGGAACAGTCTGCGTTATCATCACCCTCGTGCCGACGCAATACTTCATGCCATCTTTAAAAATAATCTTCTCTTGATTTGCGTTGTACACAATGTCGTGTTTAAATCGCTGAGCATACTGCTCCTTCAGTTCTATAGTTTTTTCATCTTTATTCTTCTTAATGTGATTGTAACACAAATTATTATTAAAATCAGCTTCTTTGTGAGTGCTCACCAGGCTGGTGCATTGCAATTTTTCCGCAATACTAGGCGGCTTCTTCAGCACTTGTTTATTGAAAAATTTTTGACAAGTCAAATCACCCACCCTCAGCTTGTTGAGTGCGTCTATGAACTCCTGTTCGGATTGCCTCATGTTTATCGTCAATTCGTACAGCTTGAAAGACGACCACACGCTCGCGTAGTACGGCGGCTTGGCAGCATCTTTATCGTTGCTGATGGGCGGTAATTGAAACAAATCACCAAACACCACAACGTTCACTCCGCCAAAAGGTATGCCGTTTAGACCGGCCTGTTGCAGACGCTCATCTATACCAGCCAGCATCTTGTCCGGCACCATCGATATTTCATCGATAATTAGGTAATCGGGTGCGTTAAAACAGAAATTCGATCTCAACTCCATTTTCAAATCGAACCCGAACAATTTGTGCAGGGTTTTTCCATTCACGTTTCGCGCGGCCAAATTAGTGTAGGTGCCCACGTCGACCCTCATATTTTTCATCGTCCACGCTTTAGTCAGAGTCACCAACAACGCACTCTTACCCGTGCCGGCGCTACCCGAAACAAATATAGGCTCGAAACAATCCACGCTAGTCAAATAATTGTATATCTTTTGCTGTTGCTCGTTTAACGTCAAGGGAACTTCCAGTTTCATAATTTTTCCACCCTCTTCCGCGTCCACAGAATTACATCTCTTCATATCGACAGTCTTGATTGTGAACAGCGCCGCCGCAACAGAACAACGACAACACACCGTTTTGTTCAAAGAAACCTCGCTGAGCCAACTCGACCCTGTCACCGGTGCTAGTGATTGAATCTATTCGTTTTTGCAATTTTATATAGGACGGGTGCGCTATCGATATCAACTTGACGTTATTAGTTTTATCACACAATTTGTGATTATCTAGTATCGCCGCGACACCCATATCTAACTCATATTTTAAATTACAGAAATAGCAAATAATCTGGCCGTACCACTGATAAAAACCGTTTTTAGCCAACAGCTTGCTATCTGTCGACGCGCTATCAAAAGTTTTTAATCTGTTAACCTCCATCAAGAGGTATTTTTTTTTGTTGTTATCAGACACGATACGATTAAACTCGTTCAGTTCGCGCTCACCAATTTCTTTTGTCAATTTCTCATCTCTATCCACAAAGTAGACGTGAGGGGTGTCACCTATCATCACTAGGTACACGGCCATGATCGCACCGGTCACGTACATCTGCCACTGCATTTGTCTGTAGTGCTCGTTCAGCTTCTCTACTCGTATATCTACTGGTCCGGTTTTGTTAACCGAAAATGCAGTGTTTGGTATTCGGTATCTGCTCCTGTTGTTGAACCCGGATATAATTTGTTCTAGACTAGAATCCTTGTACGTGAACGGGCATTTGATCTCCATCGTGACTAATCTGCCGTCGTCCAAGACAAAATAACCGTCGGGTGACGCGCTAAACAGTCCGAGTTCCGTCAAAAACAATCCACACTCTAGGACGCGCTCCCTCACCGACGCATTCAATTTATTTTCAATCTCGGCGCAGAGGACGTCCATTACGATGCAGTTTTTTTTGATTAAATCTTCGTGTTCTATCCCGTAACGCATGGCCTCAGTGTCTCCGCTAAAATATGTAGATTTGGACGCGGTCTTTCTATTGATCCGCAACAATTTCCACAGATTATTTTTACTCTGACCCCTGGTCGCTTTTTCAAGTTCGTATATCTCTTGCTTCGTGTTGCGATGCGCAGCAGTCAGGCGAGACGCGTAATTTTCCAAACAATATTTATCACTCAGGCCACATTGATAACCGGTTAGCTTATCTGCCATTATAAAAGCTGAAAACAAGTTGAAACGATATTATTGATAAAAATGAAGTTTCGTAGCGCAGTAAAATTGCTGATATTGTACTTTAAAATTAAATTAAAAAATCACCTTGATAATTTCAAAAATAATTATATTTTAAGCACGAATCAAATAATAACCACTTTTAAGGTTGTTGCTGAAGAAGTGATTGATCATGGGGCTGCAGACCTTATTTATAATCGAAGGACGCAATATTCTATATACAATCTGGATGGAGAAGTACTATTTGAAGATGTAGATATCAATCTGGCCAACGTTCTGTGGGAATATTCAACGACGAGAAATTTGTTTTGCACACCGCTTCTCTATTTCGCAGCCGTATATGACAGGTTTAATCTTGATATTGAAAAAAATTACATACTGCACCGATTGATAGACGAAGGAAACTTGTACTTTTTAAACAAATTTTTACAAATTGGATTTTTTGATAACGCCACGCTCAACGTGTCGGAACTGACTCATTACCATAAATACACTCTGAAATGCATACATTTAGTGTTATCACGCTGTAATTTTGTTTATAAATATCTAAACAAATTGGAAAGTATATGTTTATATTTTAACTTGGATATGATTATGTTTTATAAAATTTGTTATCTAATAGTGAAAAGGTTTCCTGATATTTTACAGTACTCTATTGTGGACGAATTGTTTGACAGGTACGGATACTGTGTGTACAGAGGCGATGATTGTAGAGTTACTTTTGTCGTGTTAAAGAATAGAAAATATTTAAACAATATACCTTTTGTGATGATGAAACATTTTGTAAATTTAAATCCAGACACATTTCTGTATAAAGAAATTAATTCTCAAAAATGTAAAAATTACGCTAAACTATGTTTGTATCAGGCGGCTTGCCAAGATTATAATTTTAATTTTTTGAAAGATGTGTACAAACTGGCGCCCAAATTTTGCATTGCTCACGCCAACATACTGCTCGACGCCGGCTACCACACTACAATTGCGCCACCAAAATTTTCAGACAGATGGAAAATGAGAAAATTTACACTCTACATAACGAATATTTACGGCAGCAGATCAATGATAGCGGTGCAGCTGAGACGGGCGCTTTCTACGCAATTTATTAATTGCCACATGCCGGATAGGGTTGAGGCGGCCAATAAAATCAGACTGTGGTGGTTAAACATTCTGCTGGAGCCGAGCAGTTCCTATATTCGCAAATACATTGAGCATTACAACGTCGAATGGAAATAGTTTAGTGTTTAAATAATTGTGTATAACAATAAATGTTTAATTATGTACACTGTTGTCTTTATTTTATTGATATTTTCCGAATCTTATCGTGCGGAGGACGATGTGGTCGTGTACCAGTTAGACGGTCAGAACATTACCTATTCGCCGTTTTATAGAATAGATAAATTTTCTAATAAATCTATAGGAATAGGTTACGGTCTTTTGTACAACAAAACCGATTACCTCTATTACAAAAACGCCAACGAGTACTCTAACATCTCCACCGTGACCAAAAGGCAAAAGCACACTTTTTATTTTTACAAAGACACGTTTAGAAACGATGGTAAATTTTACATCAGGGACGATAATTGCAAGTTTATGTGTCTGAACCCGTGCGGTCACGTTTTCATGAGTAGCACTATATTTACACACATTTGTAAATTTTTTATAAAACCCGTCAACGACTCAGTTAAAATTTTCACCAAATCCAGGGCGACCCCGTTCACTTACAAATCATTAAAATACAACGAAAAGTCCAATGAATTAGTGGGAGAGTTGTATCTGAATAGCGAAGATGACGTCACCGCCAGTTTTAATTTAGTAGGAGACGTTGAGAGTTTTCAGACCTATTGTAAAAAAATTGGCGAAACCAAACAAAAAAATTTGGACCTTTCCACGGAGGAACGGTGCACCACGCCCGTGATAGAAGACACGCCAGATTATCAGAAAAAAATTGTCGTTGCCTACGAATTTAAAAACGTTTACGACATTAAGGTGGGAGATAACAGTATTTTTATAGGATCGGATGCCAAACTGAGCGCTTACAGTGATTTAAACACTAAATTTTATAAACACACCGTGGGCGTCAACAGTGTCGTGTTTAAACACGCTAAATCTTGCAAATACTTGTGCGTCACCGGTTGCGGCCAGACATATATGACAAGCGATTACAACGAAGACTGTACGATTAGATTAGACATGAGTAGGACTAGCTCGGAATTTTACTTTAAAGTCATCAAACATAATAAATACATGTACTTGAACAACACGTGGCTCGATTTAAGAGATAAACCCAAAACCTATTTTAAACTGTACGAGACTAATGTGGCCACCATCCAGGAGCTGTGTGCGGATAATCCGCTTCCAAAAAAAATCTTACCGCCCAGAATGTGCATGACCAGCGACGCCACCAGAATAAGTTTTCATTTGATATTTCTAATACTACTACATTATGTAATAAAAGACAGCGATTAATAGCCAATTTTTTTATTTTTTTAAAGCAACCAATATATTTTCTCTATAAATAAACATAACAATTCCTAAACATAACAACAAAGCAATAAATATAAAAGACGTTAAACATTTACAACAACAACAGCATTTTGGCTCTTCGTCGTCCTCGTCAAACAGATCATCTTCCCTTATCTCGGTGAATCGATTAAAACAACTATCGCAACACAATCCCATTTTCACACGGCAACACAAGTCATATATATAATATAATAATTATAATTTTGAAGCACACGTTTCACCACTTTTTGGTGTGATGACGTCTCGACCACTTTAAGCCCGCCTCGGTGTTGCTCCAGTCATCCTTATCTTTCAGTATCAGCTCGCATCGCACCATTTTCGGAACATCTTGTTTTTTAAATTTTATCTCAATCACTCTGCATATTATATCTTGCATTTTACACTGCTGTATTGTGCTGCTCATTGTAGTAAATTACTTGAAGTAACGACCTAATTTTGGCTCGGAAGCTTTTTATACAGGAATCGCGCACGCGCGATATAATCGATTGTAATGTTATTTTCTCAGTTTGTAGAAATTTACAACCATCTAACCAATTTAACTTGTATTTCTGAAATTACCAATTACGTTAACGCCGTGCACAGTTTGTCGGGAATGAGCGTGAACGAACTACATTTGTGGTTGTATCGTTTCCTAACATTCGAGCAAAAATGCCGCATAAACGATAAGCATTTGCTGACCATATTCTGTAAAATCGATAAAGTGTATGTCGATAGGCAGAATCTGATGGAAATGTTTAAAAAACACGGTGTCGAACAGGCGTGCAGCATGATACCTAGATACGGAAACTCGTGCACTCTGACGCTGCAGGAGGCTTACAATTTTTTAAAAACACTCAAATCGCTACCCACCAAATCAATTCTTCTGATTGGCCAGTTTAAAAAAATTGTACACAGATGCGACGCCAGCAGTATGAAGTGTCTTATCAGCCTGATACGAAGCAACAACAAGGGTAAAAGAGGAGTCTGTAAAAAGAGGAATTTGTATCTATTCAAACAGGTGTTTGCCAACAACAGCATTAAATCACCCGGTCATCCGATCGAACCGATGCTGGCGCAGCCGTGTAAATCGCTATCAAAAATAAACTTTGAAATTATGTGCATAGAAACCAAACACGACGGAGAACGATTGCAGATACACAAACACAACGATACGATCACGTTTTACAAAAGAAACCTGAATCAGAATTTCAAATGCCACCAACTGGTTTCGTATGTGGAAGCGGCCACGGTGAATTTCAACGACCTCATAATCGACTGCGAGCTGTTGCCAGACAATAAAATAGTCGTGTTTGACATTATTTATGCTAATGAAAAATGTTTTATTAATAGCTCATTAGAATATCGCAAGAACGTTTTGCATGAATTATTCATAGACAATCAAGTGATATTTAAAATCGATTATAAATTATTTAACGATAAGAGCGAGGCCATCGCGCATATTTACAACCGGTTCGTCCAGGAAACGGATTTGGAGGGCGTCATCATTAAAAATTATAAAGGCGTGTACGAACCCAAAAGAAAAAAATGGTACAAAATTAAAAAGGCCTATTTCACCAACGTTTGCAGCGCAGATTTGGTCGTCGTCGGAGGCTGGAAAACAAACAAAAAAATTACAATTTATTTAGTCGCTTGTCCGGTCATCGTGGACGAGAAGTGGTACTTTTTACCCGTCTCAAAGGTGAAGTACGCCAAACAAAATTTGGAAAATCAGCTGGAACCGTACACGAAGCAACCTTGGCTGATCACCAACGGGTATCTGAAAAACAAAACGCCCAACATGGTGGCCAGAGATCCTTTCAAGATGCCGGTGTGGGAAATCGAGGGGGATTTCATCAGAACCGTGGAACAAAAGTGGAAATGCGGTCATTTCATCAGTAATTACGTGTCGATCCGGTTACCCAGATATATTAAATTGAGGAAAGATAAAAACTATAAGTGTGCCACTAAACTGTTTGAGTTGAAATTGTTATGCGCTATTGCTAAAGATAAGAATTTGCTTAGCGACTCTGTTATCATGAATTATTTTTTACAGTCCAATGTTAAAGTAAACATGATTAACTAATAAAACGATAAATATTTGATATCCTTATCGTCTTTTATTAAGTGTATCTGAGTACGTGACCCACGACGAGCCATAACACCTCGTTTACTTATCCAGATGTATTTAAAATTAGGTAATGCATTCCGAACTGTGTGTAGCAACAATTTGTACTTTGTGGGTGCTGCAGCGAATATTTTTATCTTATCGTTGCGGTCGTAACCGAGGTCGGCTAAAGTTATACGACTATCTCTAGATTTTCTCTCCCATTGGTTTACTTTCTGCGCGCTAATAAGTTTCACCAGTATACCGTTACCTTTGTACGTCGCCTTCACAACATCTTTGTAGTCGAGATCGAGAACTTTTGTGACTTTTTTTATGAAAGCGTACACATCGTCGCAATCGGTGTAACCAAAAATTTCCACACAGTCGTCCATTTCTTTTACCTTATAAATATATGTCCAACAAATGGGACGGAAACAGGAATTCCTCGGGAACGTTACCCAGCTCTCCCACCACCATATTTTTTTGCTTATAACAAATGTCAAATTTATCTAAATAAAGATTCAAAAATATAACTGAATTGTGGTACACGTCACCGCCACTAAATTTAACTCTTCCGTGACTGGTGATGTGCGAGTTGAGCCCGGTTATGGCCCTACACGCCACCGTGTCCACCTGTTGTTTGTTGGTCTGTCTGTACGAGGTCGTGCTGTCTATCAAATTTTTACTACCTTTGGCGCCGCTCTGTATTATGTCTTGAAAGCATCCCGTTAGAGACGACAGTTCCCGCTCGTCGCATACCATCTCCTCTTTGTCAATGTCGCGTGTCAACATTTCATAAATTAGAGTAGCACAGTTGGAACTGAATACTAAACAAACGTCTTTGAAAAAACATTCCAATCTTTGAGAAAATATTTTATTTCGATGCATTTGCCATAGATTATTCAAAATTTCGTATTTTTCAAATAAATTATTAATTTTGTTAATGTTTTTATACAAGTAGTAAATTTGCTGACTCACAAAGACCAATTTGTTTTTATCGAAACACAGAAAACTGTACTTTGGATCACAATACATCAGAGATTCGAAATCAATCAACGAATTGGGATAGGGTGGAAAAGTAATCACTTCTTTGTCTCCGTCACAATCTCTATTCGCGCCCACAAACGTGCCTAGACCTATTTTTACATTCCAATTACATTCCTCATCGTTGCTTCTGACGCGAGAATACTGGGTCGATAGCTGACTAATGTTTGGATGACGCGTGTTCCACGCTTTAATGTTTTCCAGTTTTCGCCCGTAGTAACGCTGGAGCGCCGGCTTGGGAGGAATTATCTCGTTTAGACCGTTAAAACACTGAACGTTTGCGTAAAAACTGCTCGTATTCAAAAATGTAGAATACAGATACTGACCGGCGTAACCGTTCTTATTCTGAATCAAATCTTTAATCACACCCTGAGTAAGAGATATCTTTTGCATACAGCCCCACACGTTAACCAAATTACCGGCTTTTTTACTGTTAAATTTTTTGTTTAAAAAAACGAGAAAATTATGGTCCCATAAAATGAAATTGGGCAATATCAGGTAATTTATGTCGTCCGTGTATTTGTTCATTTTTAATTTACATAAAAACACACTGACTTTGATGTCCGTTATTATGACGTTGTTGGCAACTAATATTTTACTTAGCAGTTTAGTGTATTCATTTTTTTTAGTGTCATTCTCTTGATGTAAGGTTATTAATTGTCCCAAAATCGAATTAAAATATGTGCATTTGTTTTGTTTGAGGTCGTTGAGCAGCTCTTTGATAAATTTAGCAAAATCATTGCAATTTAAAATCACACAATCATCACGCAGAGAATGAACGTCTTTAAGTAGAGATAGCTTGGTCGATTGTTTGTTCCTAAATTCAATCATGGTTAATGACATTTAAATTTTTATGTGGCACATTTACCCTAAATACTCCCGTCGTGTGCACGTGACACGCCGGACACTCCACGCATGCCAAACAACAATCGACGCATAGACAAAAATGGAAACAAGGCAACGCGACAGTACTTATTGTTGCACATCTGCATTTTAAACATTGCGGTAGTTTGTAGTAATCGGGCGTGTCGTCAATGGTGGTCGCCGTGGGCGCGGTCGCCAACACGTTCTCGTAATGCGAAACGTCCATTGCTGCTTGCGGTGCGACAGATGATTGCCGTTTTAATTTAATATTTTTTATCAGTTCACATCTGCTGTTGGTCAAATAATGCACTTGATCCGGCTCATCGTCGACGCTCCATCCCTTAATGCAAAAATTGCACACATAACAAACCACGGCATCCCCGACATTAGTGTAATACAAACCGCTCAAGCTTAAAGGAAACACTAGGTGCTGCAACACGATTGGCCAATTTTTATAACTTTGCAATCTATTCTCCATATAATTGTAATCCCGCTTTGTGTCGACATATAATTGAGGGAACGACGAATCTACCGTGTACGGCACAGTAATTTTAGTATTTACGAAATTTGACACACAGTCGTATATTATCGGGCAGTGCGGGCTGAAACGTCTATGATCGGTCTGCACATCTTCGTCCCCCGTGAATCTATCTAGAGTTAAATTACAATATGCGCATATTATCTGGTCTTGGTGACCGCTATAATAGAAACCCAAGAGACTCAACTTTCTTACGTCAACGTTCCTTTCGTAATACTTAAACGATTCGACACGACTCTCAAGTTTATCCATAAATAAAATCAACATTGGTACAGGATTTTATATACTTTATTACTAAAACACAATTCACATATATTGTTAAACATAAAAGCAAAAGACTCTAGGGGCGAAACGTACATTTCATATTTATAATTAATTATGTTGGTCCTGACACTCGACCCTTTTACGCAAATTTCCCACGAATTGCAGTCGTAACATTCTTGGCAGATTTTCACATTGAATGCGGCATAATAATTAACTTCCACCATAACCGGTTTTTTAATCAACTTAATGTCTATAAACGGATCTTTTAGGCGACACACACGCTCGATCGGTTCCCCGAAAAGATCATGTTGCATAAAACAACGCATACCAAGCGTGACAGATTTATCGTAGTCGTAAAACACTTTCTCGAAATTATAGTCTCGAATTATAATATATATATCGATAATTAACGACAATTTGTATCCTTTAAATGTTCCATTCTCCTTGTAATACTCGTCCTTTAATTTTCTGATGATTTTCTTGTCATCCACCCCCAACGCGCTGGCTTGTAACATCTGAGAGATTATTTTTATAATCTCATTTTTTGTCACTTGCAGTCGTCTAATCTTATCCGCGTACATTTTTATTGTAGCCAATAAGTATGATCGATCGGCTACTTATACGGCTTATCGCGCATGCTCCATGTCACACAAACGAGTGATAATAATATAAATATAGATACGACCGCCTGAGGTGACACCAATCTATCGGACACGTTATAGCGGGGCGGTGTAAGAGCAGACAGTATCTCGTCGTTTGTAACGCCAAGTTTTCGCAATTTCAAGTCGTAATAGATCGGATTTTTAAAATCGAAATTTTCCAAAGTTGCTCTTTTCAAATTACTTCTAAAGGACGTCGGCGTGGTTCGCAGGGCGTACAAAATTAAATCTTTCCAAGCGTTTTTCCTGTCGGCGCTGACCACTTCAATCATATTTGAGTTTACTATTTGCCAATTGTACTTTTGGAACATGTCTGGAAAGCGGGCGTCCAACGAGACCATGACCGTGGGCGGAAAAAAAGCTCTGCTCAGTTCCGAGGAAAGGGTCGAATCTAAAAAGACTATTCGTATCAACAATAAAAACGTGTATGCTCTCAAAATCTATGAGGCCCAATGCACTAGATTAATTCAAGATAAAGATTTGTTTGACAAAATAGAAATCGGAAAGACTTATGAATTTACTTTTGAAAAACTGAACAATCAAAGGCTGTTTTATATTGTCGCTTACAAGGAAATGGAGCGCGAGGAAAGGCCACTATGCGACGAGGTTACCGATAAAGATTTTACCGAAGGTAAATACTTAAAAATAAAGGGGTATGTTGTCGCTTTCTACGAACAACCCCGGACTAACGCCTTCTCCAATGTGAGGGTGATACTCTGCGTCAAGAAAAGTGGTTTGTATGTTCAGTGCTGCATGATTGTCGATTTGAACAACACTAAACTTTTTAATTTCACCACCGAAGACAACAACGAACGGGTGACGGCGGCTTTCAGATACTTCGACAAGATGGTCAACATATGTCACGTGTTTGATGTCAAATGCGCGGAATTTCACGTCGACAAGGACACGGTGCAAAGGTTCAACATGGACATCAACGGGACTATTGAAAAGGGAGATGAGGACCAAGATGCCGACATGACCGAGTGTATCAACATCTCTTGCGCCGGCACTAAGCATTACCGAGTAATAAAAATCAAGAAAATTGTCACCAACGTGGTCACTTACACCTCCAAGTCGGGTCAACCGTCGAGCATGTACAAATTTGAAATAAAAACTAAGGATGACGAAGCTATTACTGCGTGCTTTTTCATTAACAAAACGTTGTCGGAAGAGAAAACCATAGAGCTAGAGTCGCTCGATTGCAATTTGAAAGATGGTGATGAGATACGCGTTGTGATGTATAAAAAATTTAACGATAACAATTATGTAATCGTCTCTATTATGTGTATCAACGAAACTGAAATGTATACTGTTATTGTTTGATAATAAATTTTTTTAACAATATTATGTTTTTTAATTTTTTTAAAATGTTTTTTTTACAAACTAGGTTTACTAATTTTATAGAAAATAATTCCTTCTCAAATTACAGAATGTTTATTTTTACCAACAAAAATTATTATTTAATAATATGTTTATTTTATTTTACAAACAAGGTTTATTATTTTTTTAAAAGTACAAAACTAAAAATCGTAAAATCGACCCCCTCATAAAAGTTTTCGACCAAATTTTAAAATGTTTATTTATTTTTAGGAACAAAATTTATTTTTTTCTGAAACTACAGAACCAGAAAATTGTTACCCCTTTCAGAAAGTTTTCGACCAAATTCCAGGATGTTTATTTATTTTCTTTAAAACTACAAAACTAAAAAATCGTTAAATCGACCACTCTCAAAAATTTTTTGACCAAATCCCAGAATGTTTATTTATTTTTACGAATAAGGTTTATCGTTTCTCTAAAACTACAGAACTAAAAAATCGTTAAATCGACCCCTCTCAAAAACTTTTTGACCAAATCCCAGAATGTTTATTTATTTTTACGAATA